GGAGGGGGGTGGGGGGGGGGGTGGGGGTGAGAGGCGGGGCGGGGCCGGCCGCGTGGGGGGGGGGGGGGGGGGGGGGGGGATTCCTTTCGTTGGATTTAAAATTTTGCTATATGGATAAGACTGAACGTTTTTTTGAGTTGAAAGAGCTTTGGAAAAAAAGCGATGAAGCCCATCGTGTTGAAATTGACAAAGAGATTTCAGAATTGCTGGAGTCAATGGATACAGAAGATGATGAAAGGCTTTTAGAAGGCGTCAAACAAGACTTTGCAAATATCCACAATAAATTAGAGGATGTTCGGCAAGAAGTATTGCGTGATAAAATGAAAGAAGTATTGCCAGCAATATCCGTCTCATACATTGCCCGCAAATACTTTGGTAAATCCTCTTCTTGGTTTTATCAACGCCTCAATGGCAACAGGGTAAACGGTAAAGAGGCTACTTTTACTCCTAATGAGTTGAGTACGCTGTCTGCTGCATTAAATGATATAGGAAAGAAATTAAGCGCTATGAGTGCTGTATTGTAACAATGCATCCTGAAAAGGAGCATCGCTTTTAAAAACACCAAAATTTGAGGGTAAAGTTTGGATAAAGAACGCTGAGTATTAATTGAACATTATTATTTTCCCTCTGATTAGAAGGCTTCCACGAGTTGGAAGCCTTTTTCTTTGTTAATTAAATACTATTCACTACATTTGCCTTTGCCAAAAATAAACCATTTCATCAACTCCTCATATCGTGTAATCCGTAAAATCGGATTCCGGGTGGTTCCGGTTGGCGCACGATATGAGGAGTTGAGACTTTAAATATGATGAATATGAATGTGTTACTCCGAATAAGTTCACTTATCATGAGTGATAATATCCAATCTTGCTTTATTATCTTGGATAAATACATCAACTGCTATACCAAAATCTTGATGAATCATCATAAAGATCCGATAAATCATGAATTAGAGGGGTATGATAAAATTTTGTTACAAACGGTTTTATCTAAAGCAATGAATCTAAAGAATATCCTTTCTGGTGTTTCATTTCAGGATGACGTTTTTCGCATTGAAAATTTTATTGATCCGGTCGTGCTAACAACAGTAGCAAGAAATCTATTTGAAACAGTATGCACTTTTGAAACGCTTAATATTGTACCTCAATCGCAAGAACAAAAAGAACTTATTTTTACATTGTTCTTAATATCAGGATATAAAAATCGTCAGAATTTCAATTATAGTGAACTTGAGGATGATTTAAAACAGCAGGCTGTGGAAGAAGCACGTATGATAGAAAACTATACACAAAATATTCACGAATCTAATTTATACCAATCATTATCATTAGATTCGCAGCACCGAATAGACAACGCTATCAAAAATTATAAATATAGATTCTATTTCAATGAAAATAATGAAGTTGTAAAACTTGATTGGGAGGAAGTGTTACCACATGTTGGAATCCAAGGTAGTTTATTGCGCAAAATATATGCTCAGCTTTCGATACATGCTCACCCTTCATTTATCTCAGTAATGCAATTTGGACAAATGTTCGAACTTGAGAGCCAACAATATATAAACTCTTCTACCGTTTGTATGCGACATTGTTTCTTCTTTCTAAATATATTCTTAATGGACTATATGAAACTTTTTCCTCAAATTATGAACACATATCATACTTTGCCGGAAGAAGACATGGCCTTATTTGAGATGCACTATAAGATGGTAACAACTGTATTTAGCGATGAGGACCTCACTTTTTGAATTTTAACATATGCACATTTAAATAATGGAATCTAAATATTATATTTGGCTTGTATTGCTGTCTGTGTTGTTAACAGGGATGACACTTCTAATATATTACTATTGGCGAAAGAAAAATCGAACTATTGTGTTACCTGCGCATTTTTTATTGGATGAAGAACATGAAACTAATGTTATCAGATCTTTAAGAAAAATGATGTCTGTTCATGGTAAAAATGTATTTATTGACTTTTCTGAGATTAAAACACTTTCGTATGAATCTTATATGATACTCATAGCTCAAGGTGAAAAAGTTTACAATAAAGGCAAGAGTGTTTATTTGCAATCAGTGTCTAAATGTGATAAAGAATTGGTGAATATCATTAAGAGAAAAAATAAAAATCATAGAACACTCCATAGTTATGTGAAGCTTAAAGACTCCTATATACCATTCTTTCAAAACACTAAAATAAATCCTCAGATAACAACAGGAATAGAAACAGAATTGAAAAGAATGGGTATAAAAAACTATTATGAATTTAATACATTGTTAACTGAACTATTAGGAAATGCAATAGAACATGGTATAAAAAAGAAAAATATAAATTGGTGGTTATACCAATACAGAGATAGGGAGGAGCAAAAAATGGTTTTTGCATTTGCTGATATGGGAATTGGTATCATTGACTCATATAAAAAAGCTGGACTTCCTTCTCAATACAAGGAGTTAAATGATGAAGAAATACTTTTGTATGCATTAGAAGGAAAATTAGGGTCTTCTACTAAACAGCCTAATCGTGGACGGGGATTACCGCAATTAAGACATATGGTTGAAAAAAAATGGATTTCTGACTTTGTTTTGATAACAAATAGAGTATCTTTGCGTTATATTAATGATAATTTCGTAATAAAACAACATCCTAATTTTGTAGGAACATATTATTATTGGACCATTAATAAAGAAAATTATACAGTATGGAAAAGAAAATAAATATAGCAAAAGATTATAGTCCTGTTTTGGGTGGAAGATGGATTGCTTTAGGACCACACTCAGGTGAAGACTTTTATAATACTATATTAGAACCTGCCTATTTAGAAGTAAATGCTGAAGGTAATGGAAAGATTATTTTTGAATTAGATGGTACCAAGGGATATCCAAGTTCATTCTTAGATCAATCATTTGGCGAATTAGGGCGTAACTATGGAGTACAAAAAATTCGTAATTTGATAGAATTCAAAACAAATATTTTTCAATGGGTAGTTGACTATATTAATAAAGAAATATGGGACAAAACAAAATAGCAATAATACTCTTTTCCATTTCTCTTGTAGTTGTTATAGCTCTTATTACCATTCTGTCATTTGGTTTATTGAAAACAAGTTGGTCATATAATTATGTTGTAGAACCTATTGATATTGTGAATATACTTGTTACAATATTGGTAACTATTTTTGTTGCTTGGTATGTGACGAAGAAACTTTCTGAAGAGCGATTTGATAAGGAGTTGATTATTTCCGATTTAAAATCAATAGAAGAATGCATAAAAAAAATATTAGATGCTTACGAACAGCAAAATGCTAATAACCAAATTTTAGCATTAATCAATCAACTCCATATTTTAATTAACCGGTTTGAAAAAACCGTTGTCTCCCGACAAATAAAAACCAATAAGCTAAGAAATTCGTTTTGGAATTTGTTTGCAGCAGCTACAGACTATAATACTGCTAATAATACTTCAAATATTGACTTACCAATGGTTGAGTATCTTGGAGACGAGTTGATAATTGAGGTCAGACGAATTATAGCGAAAGTAAACACTAAATAATAAAAAGCGGAGCCTAAAACTCCGCTTTTTTACTACTGATCATCCCCACTGAATAATTCTACATTCCATTGACCCGCTTCTCATGCCAATTCTTAAATACCTAAAAACGGGAATTCCCGCTTTTTAAAGTTTCGTTTATCATTATAAAGAATTTATGTTTTCTTTTTGCATTCTAAAAATAAATCCCCATATTTGCAGTGCCAAATTATTTATTATACGATCATCTTTGAGTACGGGATAAGTGCTCAATACGAAATTGGGCTTTTTTTATGTCCATAGGTCTGCTTGCAGATTCATATACGAAATTGTAGAAGTTTACTTGCGTAAACAAATACGGCTGTCTTTTCTCGGTATCTTATTTGCTCAAGGGTGAGTATGATAAATGATTTGGCGATCTCGGGAAACTGACAGCCGTTCTTGTATCTATTTGATAAAAGAGAATTTGTCAGAAATAGCCAAATCATTTATCATACATGAAAACTTTAACCCAAGGTACATCAACCGTGCCTGCATCCTGCTCAACGCAAGATTGTAACACGCTCCAAGAGCGTTACTACCGCAGCCTATGTGACTGCGAAGTTAAAACCACTTCCGACCGTTGGTACATTGCTACCATCGCCAGTATCTGCGCCACATTTATCTGTTTACCCTGTATCTTAGTCGTAGCTTATTGCTGCCTTATGGCACGAAAATCAAAGAAAGGAGATTCTAAATGAGAAAGAAGAACAAAAGAATACGCCATATCTTTGTTACCAGGGCAACAGAGCATTATATGGGTGGTACAAGCACAACACCACGTTACACTATTCATGTCGGTGAATATTCCATTATTGAAGATTTGAATCTTAATGAGCTTTTTTGCCTCCGGCAACTTCTTAATGAAGTCTATGATCATCAAAGGACACAGCATTTCCTTTGGAAAGAGCATTGTGGTAAACAGAAAGGGGGCACCAAATGAGAAAGAACCTGTCAATTACTGAACGTGATATCTACGTCACCAGCGAACGAGCTTATTCAGATAAAGAATCCGGAGAATATTTGTATAATATCTGTTATTGTGGTAATATTGAGATGAGCGCAATCCCGGCAGATGATGTTCGTGAAATCATAGCTTGTCTTCAGCATGCACTTGATGTTAATGAGAAAGGAGGTTCACATGAATAAGCCAATATTCAAAATTTTAAAATATAGCTATTATACTGGCGGTAAGAAGACTTTGGAGCAATTTGATGTTAGCATGGGAGGGAATAACTCTTTTATGTGTACCAGAGAAGAACTCATAGATCTTCAGGAACAAATAACGTTAGCACTTAATGATCAGAAGGAGGTACAAAATGAAAAATGAAGAACAAGAACAGAAAATAACCGATATTAGCATCCACATCGCAGCTCTGTCTGCATCATTCAAGCCTGCACCCGATGCCCGTCATACGACTCACTGGTTTACCACCGATGAAGTCTTCGACGCCATCCGTCGCATTGATCCGGGTGCTCAGATCACCAAGGATCAAGTTCATCAAGCCATGCACGATGCCGGCTATCAGTATCAGAACCGTCCCGGATCCGCCGGCTTAGACTTTCGCTGGATGCTCCAAGCCAAAGACATGAAATAGAGTAGGGATTCCGGGAAACCTCCACCGTATTAGTTACACAAAAGATACCAGGTTTCCCGGACCTTCCTTGCTTATTCCAAACAAATTGCTTATTTTTGAATAAAATAAAACCAACTAATATGTTGTACCTCATTTACATAGTTATTGTATTACTCCTGATGCCGATGATTTCCATTCATTCATCAGTCGATAAACTCTTCTACATCATCCTGTCATTAGCTCTTCCAATAGCCGGCATTTTTATTTATTGGTTCATCTTCCGCCGATAACTGTCCTTTCTTCATTATCTTCTCCGACCTATTTTCGCTGTAAATAAGCAGCGAATATGATTACAGACCAGCTCATCCGGACCCGATTTATAAACGATGTCATGTCCCAGGGCATCAATAAAATTTACGAAACGCAAGAAAATGTGGTTCGCACGTACCTTAATACCCGCTCAGGTAACCTCTTAGCACACCTCACGCGTCGACCGTTTACCTCACAGTCTTCTGACTCCAAGCAAGTCTACTACATACGCATCTTCCCATATCTCCGCTTCCTGGATATTAACTACCGTCGCGGAAACGATCGCATTTCCCGTCATATCCGGAGCAATCTGGCCATCTATAACCGCGTTGTCTGGGGAGTACTATACCATGAGACCTTTCCAGAAATCCAATACGGCTTCACCGAAGAAGTCCGCAGCTCCATCCGTCAAGAGCTGGAGCAAGCTCTCCAATACGAACAATCCTCTAATTGGTAACCGATATGGCAAAGAAACATCTCTCCGAAGACGAAATCAGGTACGTCATTTCTGCCGAAACCGATAAGGCACAGAAAGAAATTTATGCACTTTCCAAGGCAACGAAGGACCTCAAACAGCAACAACGCGAACGCCTTAAGTCCATGATTGAGCTTGAATCCAAAGGCAAAAAAGAGAGCGATACCTACAAGAAACTGGCAGCGGAATATAAGGCCTATGGCAAGCAAATTTCCGATAACAACAAACGGATGGGCGAGCTTACCCGTAAGCTCGATGTCAACGTCCTGTCGATGGCACAGCTCAAAAAACAGTCCCGTGATCTGCATCGAGAGTTAGATAATGTTTCAAAAGCATTGGATCCGGAACGCTATGCACTCCTGGAAGGCCAAATAAAAAAAGTCGATGAGCGCATGAATGAGCTCAAAGTAAGTGCCAAAAGTCTGCGAGAGATTGCCACTTCCGAAACGGCTTTAGGAGCTATGTCCGGAATTGTACTCACCAAGTTCGCAGAGAAAGCCGGAGAATATATCGCCAGAATGAAGGATATCGTTGCCGAAGGTATTGAGATGGCGGAGTCCGCTGATGGCGTAAAGAAAGCATTCGATGCACTTGACGATGGAACTATCCTCAATAATTTGCGCAAAGCTACCAAAGGAACCGTTACCGATCTCGACCTCATGAAAGCCACTGTCCAAGCTAATGACTTCCGAATCCCACTCGATGACCTTGGTAAATACCTGCAATTTGCCCAGCTCAAAGCTCAACAAACAGGCCAGTCAGTAGATTACATGACGTCCTCCATTGTCACTGGTCTTGGCCGTAAATCCGTCATGATCCTGGATAACCTTGGATTATCCGCTGCCGAAATCAATGAGCAGATGGCACAGACAGGCGATTTCATGTTAGCCGTTGCCTCCATTGTCGACAAACAACTGGCGGAAGCCGGTGATAACTACGTTTCCTCTGCCGATCGTGCTCAAGCAGCCACCGTTCGTTTTCAAAATGCGCAGCGCGAACTTGGAGAAACGCTTCTCCCTCTGAAAGAGAAATGGGATAACTTCTATACCGGAGCATCCGTCACTACAATGGAACTTCTCGGCTGGATAGTCAAGCATCGGAAAGCCCTCACACTATTAGTCACAGCTTATACTACCTATATTGCTACTCAGAAAGCAGTAACTGTCTGGAACGCCAAATATGCCAAGAGTACCTTGTTTTCCGTAGCTGCCGAGAAGCGTCAAGCCCTGCAACTCGCATTAACCAGAAAAGCATTCCTTGCAAAGTTAATCGTCTTAGACCTTTATAAAGGCCGCTGCAATTTGGCCACTGCAGCCACTGAAATGTTCAATCTTGTACTCAAGGCATCGCCGATCGGAGTTGTAACGACACTGCTCGCCACAGCATCTATTGCCTTTTTTGCTTTTCGAACGAAAGTGTCTGAAGTTAATTCCATTACAATTGAAGCGAATAAATCTATTTTTGAGGAAAAGAAACAGTTGGACACATTGAAAAAAGTTCTTTTCGATTCGAGCAAGGGTTATGGCGAACGAAAATCCGCCCTTGATGAAATACAAAAAATAGTACCGGAGTACCACGCAACATTAACCGAAGAAGGCAAGCTCATTAATAACAATACAGAAGCGCTCAGTGGCTATGTGGAAAAATTGCAGGTGACAGCCAAGCAGCAGGCAGCCCTCTCCAAGTTATCCGAAGCAAATACTAACCGCACCAACTGGTTCGCAGCACAAGATAAATCAACAGCACTGAAATTTAAATCAGTGGAGTGGGAAATTAGCGACCCAATGAATAGCGGAAAAAGTATCGAAGAAATAGCCGCCTCTCAAGGTGTCTCACCCACTGCCTACAAAGCATGGGCAGCTAAGAAAAAGCAGCTTGACGATCAGATTAGTTTGTATGAAGCTATGATGAAAACATATACGGAAGAATTGCTCAAAATTGATGCGAAATACTCCTCAGCAGATTCTGCTTCAGAAAAAACCGACCTAATCGAAGCCAAGAAAAAAGAGATCGAAGAATCTGAAAAGGTCGTAGCATCTACTAAAGAGGAGGTTATTGCAAGAAATCAAAAAGTAGCAGCACTGAAAGCCGAATTGGAAATCCTACAAAATTTAGGTCTTCAGAAAAAAACAAAGACAAATCAAAAAAATGATGATTCTGGAGATAAAGAAAGAGTGGCTGCAGAGAAAAAAATCATAGAAGATATGCAAGCTCTCAGAAATCAAGAATTAGACACTGAAGAACGTTCATATACAGCATCGTTGAATGCCTATCGATTAATGCTACATAATAAGCAAATGTCGCAGGTGCAATTTGATATTTGGCAAGCTGCATTCAATAGAAGTTCTGCTGATAAACGGCTTTTAATCGAAAAGAATTTTGCCCGAAAGTCTGAGGAACTTGATTTGGAACATGGTGAGTTGAAAGAAAAAGCAGTAAAAGATGCCAATAGCCGCGTAGAAAAAGCGGAGCAAACATCATTTAATGCCCGGCTGAAAGCAGAGCAAACCTATATAAATAATTTGGAAGAGATGCGGCAGATGGTGGTACAGACACCTACATCTGCTGTAGATAGACTGGAGGCAGAACACAACACACGGCTACTCTTACTTGAATCTTACTATAAAGCTTCTCTGGAGTATGCCAAGGAAAATGGGCAGGATGAAAAGGAAGTGACTGATATCTACAATCAGGCAAAACTTTCATTGCATCAGAAATATCAGCAGGATAAATTGGAGCTGGTTAAAAATACAGAGAATGCAATTCGTGCACTACAAGGAAATAGTATATCTCAAGAGTTTACTACTATATATAACAGTATTGAAAATCTGCAAGGCGCACTTGAGCATATAGGAGAAGAGAATTTTTGGAAGAACTTTGGTGAAAACATCCTGCAAAATATGCAGCAGATTGTTGGCACGGTAACGAATGGACTGAGTAAGGCTTTCAATACCTTTAAGCAAATTGAAATAGATAATGTTGAAGCTAAGTACGATGCTGAAATTGAAGCAGCTCAGGGTAACGAAGAGAAGATAGAACAATTAGAGCAAGAGAAGGCGCAGAAAAAGTTAGATATTGAAAAAAAATATGCTGATGTGCAATTTGCAATAAAAGCTTCTCAAATTATAGCTAATACAGCCTTGGCTGTAATGATGGCTCTGGGACAGTTAGGTCCGATTGCAGGTCCAATTGCAGCTGCTGTGATGTCTGCTACCGGAGTTGTAGAGTTAGCAGCTGCCAACGCCGAACGCGATAAGGTCAAGAATATGACTCTCTCCGGAAGCTCCTCCTCCGGATCCGCCGCTGGTGCCCGCGTTGCCACCGGTCGCCAGGAAGGTGGTAAAATCGATGTCCGCCGTGCCCAGGACGGCAAACTCTTTCCGAACTCCGACTATGATCCGGATGCTCGTGGTTTCATCGATCATCCTACCGTCATAGTAGGAGAGGGGCCTTCTGGCCAATCAAAAGAATGGGTGGCCAGTAACGCTGCCGTCGAAAATCCCACTGTAGCACCTATCTTGGATATCCTTGATAAATCCCAGCAAGCTGGCAACATCCGCACGCTCGATCTTAATCAAGCTATCCGCGCCCGCATGGCCGGTTATGCTTCCGGCGGATCAATAAGTTCCACTTCATCAACCCCGGATCCGGTACCTACCGGTAACTCCGGAGCTGCACTTCCTCCGGAACTCATGGAGAAGCTGGCTCGTTCCATCATCCATCTCGATGAATATGGAGTACCCGCTTCTGTAGTTCTTTCCGATATCGAGCGAAAAACCGATCTCCGTAACCGCGCCCGTGCAATAGGATCCAAAAAACAAGCATCATGAAAATAGTCAATACCAAAGCCGGCCAAGCCTATCATCTTACTCCCGGTACCCAACTCGAAATCGAGCGTCCAAACCTCTTTTTCAACGAATGGGGCGAACAGTCCCTGCCAACAGATCTCCCGGACACCGACCTGAACCGTCAGCTCACCAACTACCCGGACATGCTGGCCAACCGAAACAAACCTTCAGCCAACATAGATTGTAGCATCCAGGATGGCGATTATTTTATGCCTTGCCGGCAAGCCATTTTAGGAGCCAAACGCCATGAAAAGATTTCCACGGCATTCTACATGAACGAAGGTTCTTTCCTTTCCAGAATATCCGATGTCACCCTAACCGATATCTTTGGTGATGAAACCATTCCGGGAATCACCACAGTCCAACAAGGAATAGACTTCTGTTGGTCCCTTCGTGACAACTCCCATCCCAATTTTGCCATTTTTCCGATAACGGTCAACCTGGATGGAGACCGTCGGTATGTCAATCGCATCAATTATATGAACGATGCCGATGTCTGCATATCCAGCAATGCCGGAAAAGGAAGCTATCGTTTCTACAACTCTTTCGAACGCAAAGAGACCGTCAACGATCGTATCATTAAGCTTGAGCCGGGTTATTATATTTCTCCTTTCATTCGTGCCGCATATCTATTGCGCCGTATCTTCACCTACTTTGGCTATACCTTGCTCGATCACTTCCTCCTGACGAGCGAACCTTTCAACAAAATGGTATTCATTAATAATACCATCGACTCCCTCGTCAACGGTACGATCCTGCTTGCCCACCTGGTGCCCGATTGTATGGCCAACACTATTCTCGATGTTTATCGCAAAAAGTTCTGCTGTGAGTTTATCCCCGACGAAGTTGCACGTACTGTGCGTATAGAACTGTTTAACGACATTATGGAGTCAAAACCAACAGTCGATTTAACCCCATATTTGAAATCCCATCCTGAACTTTCTTTTTCCGGATACCAACAGCTCAAGCTATCCTCTGAAACGGTGATTACAGAAGGGGATACCTACGATTCAACTTACGAGCTGGAGGCTAAATATCCGGAAGCCTGGTACAAAGAGGCTGATGGTAGCTATTGCCGTACAGGATACGCAGACAGTACTATCGAAGAGCGACTTTCCGATGGTAACATTCCTTACTATGCCGGCGGTTCCCTCAAGGCCTATGAGGTCAAAGTACCGGATTGTGCGTTTTGCTTGTCATATCTTGCCTTTCCGGATATACCAGATACAAATAGAGGTACAATGAAAAGGGGAGAGACAGCTCCTTATATCGGTGATGGCCGCACACTCAATTCAACGATCGATGGCGTACCGGTAGAGAGTGCTGCCGAAGATTCTACAGCATCAGATGAAGATGTTGTGGCAAATAATCCGGATCAGAAACCTATCTTGGCTTTTGTGCAATATAGCTCTAATTATGCGGTCGGAACCAACCACGATGTATTGGGCAAATGGGGATATTCCCTGCTATATAATGGTCCCACTGGTATATTCGAGAAATTCTACCGGAAGTTTGACAACCTTCTCCGTAATTCCCTTCATAAGGTCTCTGCCGATTTATTGCTCCCTAACTCTCTAAAAAATTCCCTTCAGGTTCATCACAAGGTTACTCTCCAGGGAGTTGAGTTGTTATTCAACATCTTTAAATACACAATCGGTGGAGAATCAGAACCGGTAACCTCCGAGTTAATGACCACTGCACTTTATGAACCGTTATCTATTGCAAAGTCTGAATCCGAACGTATGGTCCGGAATACAGAATACAAATGGATGATTGTTTCTTCCGCTACAGAAGTCAGCGAATCTGAATATATTGCTGCCGGTTATAGTCCCAGCGAAGGTGAAGGTTATATTCGGAATACTGTTTCAGCCATCTATCCTTTGCCACCAACCAAGGCTATTTACGATGCTGGAGGCACTTATTATCACCGTACCTATTATATATATTATACACGTCGAACAAATGGAAAAGTTTATTATCGCATAGATTTATCCCTGCGTCCGGCACTATTCTCAGAAAAGGATCCCAATGAACGTCCTACGCGTCCATCGACGACTCCTACCTGATTTTGTCCTTTAGTTACTCCCTTTCCAGCTCTAATTTTGGCATAAAAAAGAAATCAATATGACAATACTTCAGCAACCGGATGCTTTATCATTATCTCAGAACTTGAAAGAGTTTCGCATCTCTTCTTCTGATCAGGTCTCCTTTGTCCTGAAGCAAGGCGATGTCGAAATCCTCTCTCAGCGATACGATCCGTCGTCCAACAACGACATCACAATAAACTTGCGTGATATCATCCATGCCAGGCTATCCTATCGGTTGTTCGAGTCCGGACAAATATATCAGCAGACCTCGCTTGTTTCCGATTTTACTGCAGAAATTGATGGCACATCTGTACTGACCTTCCGCGTCATCCGTGCCGGCGTCGATCGTTTATCCGACTCCGCCGCTAATTTTCTCACGCAGAACTTCCTCACTTGGCAACCCAATATCAAGCCGGTTACCTACTATTCTCCGGAGTTCCTGACCTACTACTCTGTAGTCTCCAGTACAGTGAAGCTGCGGGCCTTTTTCACTGACGATTCCGGATCCGTCATCTCGCATACTGACTACACTGTCGCTGAACTGACTGCTGGCATCGCCTACACACTCCCTCTGCAGTACTCCGTTGTTGCCGGTTGGCTCAACCATCAGCTGCCGGCCTACTACGATGTCTGGGTTGAGAATCCCATCGGTCAACGACTCACATACGTACAGCGTTACTATGCCGAAGACATGCGCACAGAGCAGGAACAGTGGATCCTCTTCGAGAATTCCTTGGGCGGGCTCGATACCTTCCGCGCCTACGGAACCACCACATTCAACGGCAATCACACCCACAACCTGGCTGAAATTGACGAAGTCTCCCAGGAGTACCGCGTTGACACTGAACGTAAGTTTCAGAAAAACACTGGCCACTTAAACCTGGATGAGCGCAAATGGCTACTCGACTTCTTTCCCTCTCAGGCAAAATACCTCTATGTCGGTAACTACCTGCGTCAGATCGTTGTCACCGAAAGTAACGTAAGTTACACCGATCGTGCCCTCCCCAGCAACTATACATTCACTTTCAAATATGCGGATGCCCGTCCCTTATTAAACCTCCCCAGAACCGACGTACCTGCAGATGTCCTCAACATTACTGTGCCCGAAGTAGGTTCTTTTACAGTGCCCCCTCGGCTTGCTGAAGTTCCCCGCCTGCCACTCTCCGAGGGGGCACTCTTTCCTATCCAGAACCCTTACTCCGAGGAGTGGGGGACTACCACTGCCGAAGGCTTCGCCACATTCGTCGGTCAATTCTTGTCTTCGTTTGCCGGATCCGGCGGCGGCGTTGGCCACCAGCATAAAAACATAGATTTACTCAATCTACTTAGCTATGTTTCGCAATATCTGTTAGTCAACGGCCAGAAAATTAAAGCCGGTTATGCAGATATAGCTGGAGATATCGAAGGCGATAAATACATCCACAAGGACCGCCAGGACTTCACTAAATACCTTCTTGAGTTATTAGGTGGTGCCAATGTTGGAGAGGCCATTGATAGCTTCCTTGCTGGTAAAGGCATCATCATGACTTCCGATGGCCGTATTCAATGCTCCACTCTGGAAGTCCGTAATGCCATGAAGGTCTTTTCGCTCATCATTAACGAGATCCAGGCAATGTCCGGCGACTTCTCGTTTTCTGATTGTGGTACAATAGAGAAAGTAGAGAAAATAGATGATTCCACTTATAAGTTATGGATGGAGAAGCGCACGGACACCGACTGGACAACTCTTGATGAGAATGACGTCATGCTATCCATTATCAACACCTTGCTTTCTGGAGGTGCCGACTATTATACTTCTTGGTTCCGGGGAGTATCCAAAAATATAAATGATAATACATTGACTGTTGTCCTCTATCCTGATAGCGAAGTTCCAGGAGGAAGAAACTACCCGCCTGTTGAAGGTTACAACGTCACTCGCCGGGGTAATGCAACGGTTCCGGATGCTGGCGAAGCGGCAAATGAGCGTGCGCAATCATGGCTACTTTCATCTCGTGAAGGTCGGATTATGTTCCTGCAGAATGTCTTCAAACCCATTCTCGAAGACTACAACTATGCGTTGACCCTTGGCCGGTTCCCAAATGTGAAGATGATAGAGAAACTTCCTATCGGTCCTACAGATGTCGGAGTCATGTCGAAGATTGGTGTCTTTGAAAAGATATATGAAGCTGACTGGAATGGGACAATCATCCCTAAAAAGGTGGATCGTGGCGAGTGGGCCTTGGAAATTGCCCAGAGCGATGAACCTTATCGTTTTGTAGACTATGAAACCCTTTTGGAGAATCAGAAGGTGATAACCACACTGGAACAGCATACAGTCTATCATTATGGCTGTAAGTGGGGTTGCATAGTAGACAAGACTACCGAAGAACCTCAGTGGAACTCTGCCGGATGGACATTGCTCGAAGGGGATAAGAATTATCATCTTGACTTTACATCTACTGCTGGTTGGCAGTTCTTCAGAAATGATGTGAATACCGATATTGCTGCCGTAGTGAGTTATGGAAACCGTGATATCACCAATGTTCTTATGGCTACTACCGGTGTCGAAATGGAATGGCTGCGGGATACCGGAAATGTACCTGCCGATAATAGCTGGTCTCCTACTTATGTGGACGGACAGAAGCATGTTATCCGGTTGACTTCTGCCGATATGGGGAGCGAATGGGGATTTTCGGTTAGAACAGTGAAATTCATTTGCCGGGTATTCATCCCGGTGGGCGAAGATATGGAGACAGTTGAAAATTATGTTGGATTTAGAATTTGAAAGTTATGGGATTAGAAAGAGTTTTTCCTCACCTCGTTGAATACCGGTACAAGTTATTGGGATTCATACCATGCCGTGGAATGACAATTGTTATTCAGAGAGTCGGTGGTAAGAGCCTTGAGGAGTTGGTAACAGAAAAAACAGGACATAAGAAAATAACTATAATAGACACTTATTAAAATGGCTATACAAACCCAACCCAAAGACGTACAGGTACACATAGATCCGTATTCTTTCCTGGCAGAGATACAGGTCCTATCCGGTAATCCTGTACAGAATTACAACAAGGACACGAACGATTACGAGCCTGACCGTTCGCTCGTTCCTTGTGTTCTGATGCCTTATGTGTCAGTATCTGACCCGGAAGGCATTATGAACGGTTCACAAGCCATTACGGGAGCGGAATGGTATGAAGGAGCCCCGAAGGCAGACAGTAGTAACCGTATTACAGGAGATAGTAATTATGTGATATCAGCTTCCGGTAAACCGGCTTATTCGCTAACGGTAAAAAAGAATATAAATCCAAGCACTCCTCTTGAGTTATATTGCATTTTTTCATTTACGGATAAGCGTAAAAACACCTCCGAGAAAGTGGAGAGAAGTGTAATTCTTCGTTCATCCCTTTTCGATTCACTGGCATATTCGGTTAAAATCAACCGGCCGAAAGGTTGGACCATTAACCCGCTGGACGTTGTACCTAACAGTAAAGGTGAATGGCTTTATTCGATAAATGCACAGTTATATTCGGCTGAGAATCCGGTGGCTGATGCCAATACCGCTTATTGGTGGCAGGTGTTGGACAGTACTACCTGGAGAGATTTTACGGCTGATGAGCTTGAGGTGTTTGTCTCCGGCAAGAATGCCGGCGGCACTTGGGGCAAAACGCTGACTTTTGACGCGAGGTTTATCCGCAACATGGTTGTACGTGTACGTGCCGCTTATTATGAAGGTAACCGGCCTTCTGCGCCGGCATCTGAGAATTTGCAGGCTACAACGGCTATAAAAGTGGAGATGCCGGGCACTTTACGTGCGGATATCAGGCAGACCAAGGGAGTCAAGCTTTCGGCAAGAATGACTACTCCTGTCGCATTCGAATGCCTGTTGTCTTACAATAAGCAGGCAATCCCGACATCGAAAGACTACTTGTTTGTAATTGAATGGTATGCCAAATCAACCAAACCGGGGAGTACGGCTGTGACTGTAGGCCGTGGACGGACCGTTGAGTTCGTACCCTCATCATTCTCTTTCAATCCGCACTATTCATTGTCCGTGTATGCCAAGGTAAAGATGTATGCAGTAACATGTCTCATCACTTCAAGTACCGGTGCTGTACTGACGAGCGGGGATGCATTGTTGATAACCAATAAATATGAATAATATGAACTACCTATTAGTTAAACCGGAAGAATTGCAAGAGCAAGGATACGATTACAAGTATGCTGAACGTATTCCTGACGGCCGCGTGATTTTGCCGCTAAGTGCCCTGAAAGTACTTTCAAACTTTACACCGGATATCATATCGGGTGAGCGTTTGAAGACCTTGATAAAGGAACAGCAGGAAAGCGGAGAATATGATGAAGTGGTACAGGATACTGAAAAACCGGAGGAAGAAATTCCCGGGACGGAAGAACCGGAAATTTCCCAAGAACCGGAGAACCAGGAAGAAACGTCAAAAGAGGAAAGAGGTATTGAATGAACTTAGAAAGTGGTTTTACGATTATCGCATTGATGGATGGCACTACCATCAACGGCACATTGCGTGTTGAGGGTACGCCCCTTGTGCAGCGTTATAATAAAGGTACGAATGCTTTTATTCCGAATTTCGAAACTATCGCCGAGTCATCACGTCCTACTGTGGTGTTGGTCCTGCGCGATATAAGTGACGGCAATGTATTGACGCCGCAGACACTTGAATGGCGGTATAATGACTTGCTTCTGACATTTGACAGTAATGGACTATCTACTAATGCCGGTATGGTAGGCTTCTTCAAAAAAATAGATGCTTGTCCAACCAATGTGGGAGGCACCAGCTACAACCTTCCGGCACTCCGTGTAATGAAGAATCTTGTGCCGATATCCGGCTATGACAATGACCGGATTACCGTGTCAGGAACGATAGAGGTAAGTGGTACTTCGGTTGGTTTTAATGCAATTTCAAAAGAGGTCATAATCCAAGAAAGTACAGGAAACCAATATGATGTTCTGATTACTAATAATAAAGGTTCCCAGTTAGTGACCACCGGAGAATCATTAACGGATAACGTACGTATTTTCAAGGACGGTGTGGAAGTTACCGATTATACCGGCTACTCTTTCCAATGGGTCAAGATGCTTGGCACAGGAGATGTAAACTGGGGTACAGCGCGTACACAGGTGGTTTCTACCAGTGATGTGGACAACGTTTTGAAGCTACGTTGCGATGTAAAGAAGGACGGTTCTGTTGTAGCCTCCGGTTATGATGAGATAACCGACTTCTCTGACCCATACTATGTAATCCTTAAGATTACCGGTATTAGTGGCAATACTGTACGTAAAGGTGAGACCGCTGTTATTACACCGGTTGCTGTATTACGAAGTACTGGCGAAGAGAAGCCTAATCTTATTAAATCATGGACATTCTCTATTAAGGATAATGCCGGAGTAGCTTTTGTGTTGACAGGGAAGTCGTCAGCTACATTTACCGCAGCATCAATATCGGTGACATATGAAGATATGGTCAGGGCGAAAATGGGATTAACAGGCAGCGTATCAGGAACTGTTTAAAATGGATATATTATGCAGATAACGAATCATTTTTACCTGACAGGAGAGGCTTACAGACTTTGGATAGAGACTAACCCGGAAGTAGTGAGCGTCAGCGCATACAATGTGCAGGAAGCGCCTTTGTCTATTCGCTTTTGGTTGGGAGAGGGAATCGACAAAGCATCGGTGTTGGCTTATCTCACGCTAAAAGTTGAAGCAGCATATTCAGAAGTTGCGATGGATCTTTATAAATATGACTCGCCATCTGCAATAATCGGCTACGATTATACGATTCCGGAGTCTTCATATCCTACGGCAAACCGCATCAGTATATATGCTTATGAAGATTCTGCAAGAACTAAGCTGATTGCAAGCAAGCAAGTGAATATTGTTGCTAAAGATGCAACGCCATTCCCTGTGGGAGACTCGTGGGAATCAACCAGAACATATAAGAATGGCGAGTATATTCTTTTAGAGAATGTATTGTACATGTGGAGTAGCCGAGTGTCCGGTAATACATCTACCGACCCAAAAACTTGGCTTCAAAATAATAAAAATAGTGGCCTATGGACTGTTTATCCCTATAATAAGCTACTTGCGGCGCAGATATTCCTTGCGAATTTTGCTCTTATTGGTTCTGCTGTATTTCAGGATGAATATATGATTTCACAGCAAGGAATGGATGATAATGGAAATACTTCTTTTGATTAGCGCAATTTTGGAAAAGGAACCTTCTTTCCTAACCTTATGCTGGATTTCAAAAAAGGAGATTGTAATTTGGTTGGTAGTATAAGTCGGGGAATGGTTATTTATGAATCTAACGGTCCCTTTACAATTACCCCGAAAAGCAATATATATGTTATAAAGAATGCTCAGGCACAGAATCAAGTAGTTCTATACACCGGGTCAGGTTCGAGATCATACGGCTTAGAATTCACTATTATTAATGGTGGAAGTGGTGCTTGCCTCGTTTCTTATATTACAGGTAGTCCGTTCTTGTTCAAAGGGAAATTGTATGGTGTTATGAAGCTTAGTAAACCTGGCGATATCGCAGAACTTATCTTCTCTCCTGTGTTGCATAGTGTATCTCCTGATATGGGGATAGCATTTATCATCAGAAATAAATCTGACTTTAAAGCATCTTCCGATGGAATAACATTGGAGAGCATTTAGTACATACGGCAGAAGTCGCCTTTTTCAGCGTCTCCCAATGCTGTGATTTTGGGAAACAAATTAAACAAAAAGAGATTAAAAACAAAATGTTAAATTGGGCTGATTTTCGTAGTAGAAAAAACGCCCGTTAAAAGTACAAGGTATGATAGAGAAGGTACAATTTTCAGAAGTAGAGAAAGGCTTATCAAATGGAGTTCCTGCAAATATCAGGGCTTTAGATAGTAGTGGAAATAGCATAAGCTCTTCCATTAAAAATGTACGTGAGGTAATGGGTATATATAGTCTGGATAAGACCTTTGAGCCACTTGAAGAATATGAAATAAAAAGTAAAGATGGAGGCTTAATCCTTGTCCAACTCGCATCCTCTGAATTTCCTATTGGAGTTGCTATAATTTACGGCAATACAGGAGGAGTCGTTTTGAATGATGTCTCAGGAGTTAGTTTTTTTAAGCAAAATGAACGTAATATTAGTGTGTACAGGAAAGAAGCCAATGGATATTTATATATAAAAAACAATTCGAACTATAATAGGAGTATCTATGTAAAATTCATTCCTAATAGATAAGATGCTTGGAACCACCATTTATATCTCTCATATCTTCTGCCCGTTAAAAGTACAAGGTATGATATAAAAATAGGGGGCCAAAAAAGCCCCCATTTTTAATTTCAAAGAAACAAATATTGAAGCCCAAATCAACAAACTTTCAGAAAAAATAAATACATATCGAACCGCAAACAACGGAAAAGATATGGATAAAATCATTCAAAAACTACGGGAAATTTATTCCAAAGGCATCCTGCTGATGCCTGAAAAAATGGACCCGGCTAAAGTCAAAAATATTCTTATCGTCAAAAACAACATTGCCTTCGACGAAAAGTTTTCCAACGTGTACACGCTAAAGCAAGCCTACGAAACATTAGTTCAATACATCGAGAGCCTACACTTGGCTAAATCAACAGAGGAAGGAATACTCAGCCTAGGCCTGAATAATTACATCAATCCGAACCTCGAATACGATGCCGGAAAAACGGGTCTTGCCATTGAAACCAGCGTGAAAAGCATCACTCCAACCCAAGGAATGGTTAACCGGGGAGATATTATCATATCCAAAAACGACCTGGTAACCCCTGAAAAATATAAAGTTTTGGAGTCTTTCCGGATAGAACACGAGCAAAGCTTAGGCTCAACCATTGACCGAATCCGGATCTCAGTAGCTCAAACCGTGTTGACCTTGATCGCCATCATGAGTTTCTCCATTTTCCTTTATGTCTCCCGGAAACGGCTATTCTACAATAACAGGGATTTCTTTTTCCTATATAGTATGTTTTTACTAACCATTGCCCTAGGAAGTATCAGCTATTTTCAACACATCAACATCCTCACGATCCCCGTTTTATTCTTCCCAATCATCGTGAACATATTATTCGGGACAAGACCGGCTCTTTATCTATTGATCGGTACAAGCTTACTGGTTTCCTATTACGCTCCCAACAATTATATGTACTTCTTCATGCAAATATCAGCCGGGATCGTAGCCATGTTTAGCCTCTCACACCTGCAACGCCGTTCTCAACTATTTATTGCACTAGGTCTGATATTCTTAACTTATATATTGGTCTATGGGGCTTTCACGCTCATACAAGAGGGAACTCTCACACCAAAACATCTGTTCGCTGTCGTGTTCCTCATAATAAATACTGGCTTGTTAAGCTTAATTTATCCCGCCCTTTACTTGGTAGAACGCCTCTTCGGGTACACGTCTGAAATCAGTTTACTAGAATACTCTAACCCGAATCATCCGGCCTTGCGTAACCTGACAAAAAAAGCCCCGGGAACATTCCAACACTCCCTGATGGTTGCCAACCTGGCGGAAGAGGCAATTTATCACATCGGGGGTAGCCCGCTTTTAGCCCGTACCGGGGCATTGTACCATGACATCGGGAAAACATACAACCCGATCATGTTCGTGGAGAATCAAACCGGGGGGTTAAACCCACACGATCCCTTGGACTTTGACGAAAGTGCCCAGATCATTATCAAACACGTGACACAAGGCTTGGAACTTGCCAATAAATACAAATTACCGGAAGTCCTCAAAGACTTTATCCGCACACACCATGGTAAAAGTAAAGTTAAATACTTCTACTACTCGTTCAAAAACAAATACCCGGACAAGGAAATAGATGAATCCTTGTTCACCTACCCCGGTCCGGACCCGGTGAGAAAAGAGTGTGCTGTAGTGATGATGGCCGATGGCGTGGAAGCAGCCTCCCGGGCGTTGGAAATAAAGGATGAAGAAAACCTGACTAAACTGGTGAATAACTTGATTGACGGTCTTCTTCAAGATGGACGATTTTCTAACGCGGATTTGACGTTCAAAGACATTTCCACGGTGAAACGAGTATTTACAGAAATGCTTATAAACGTGTACCACGCCCGTATCGCGTACCCGAAATTACAAACCAAAGCATAACCCTCAAGACCTAAATATATGACACAAAAACCTATAACCATCAAAGACATTGCAGAAAAATTAAATATATCCGTGTCTACCGTCTCTCGTGCATTAAAAGACAATCATGAAATCAGTGCACAAACACGTAAAACCGTGCAGGAACTGGCGAAACAACTTGGTTACAAACCCAATCCCATTGCCGTAGCCCTAAAAACCCATAAAAGTCATTCGATCGGAGTGATTGTACCCCAGATCGTGAGTACTTTTTTTGCCACAGTCGTGAAAACGATTGAGGAAGTAGCAGACGGTCACGGCTACAACGTTTTAGTCATATCCTCGAACGAAAGTTTCCAAAAAGAACAAAAAAGCGTGGAAGTACTCATGGCCAACCGGGCAGATGGAATTATCCTTGCCTTATCACACGAGACAAAAGACTATGAACACATTAAAATGATACAGGAATCCGGAACACCTATCGTGCTGTTCGACCGCACCACAAACGAACTCAACGTGTCACGGGTCGTAACGGATGGTGTCACCGCTGCATTCCAAGCCGTTCAACACCTCGTTTCCGAAGGTTGCAAAAAAATAGCTTTACTATGCGGTCCCG